CAACTTTCTCTATATCATCAATGCCAATTTCTTGTACTTTCTCAACTATCACATCTTGTAACACTGATTTGGCTTCAGTAAAAGCAGCAAGGGCTGCACCGTCTCGCATATCAAAGGCTCGTCTTCTCATCCTGTCAATAGCTTTTCTAAAGTCAGATTGTTGGGAGTTTTGAAGGACGCTCTTCGATGTCACGAAACCTGCAGAGGCTGCGGCAACTGAGAATTCAATGCTATACCGCATTTTGATTAGCACAGCAGCATTAGATGCTCCTCCGCTAACTGCGATCATCAGACGGGATCTGGTGTTTCCAAGGTAATCGCCGGTGCTCGTGTAGGCATTACCGAGATCACTGGTGTTAGTACATGACAACGGCATTAGTTCGTCGTCAATTTGGTTTGCTGGGTACCACTCGAGTCTCTTAGCATCACCCATCATCCAACGTTCTTTGATGAGGGGAGTGCCGGTGATATCGAGCAGTCCTTCGCAGGCGGCAAGCGTTGTCATATCTGTGGTAATGACGGTGCCTGGTACCTGACCAAAGGCAATGCTGCCGACAGATGATGAGTCGTCTGCACGTGAGTAAACATCAACTTCAACCTTGGCAACTCTTGCGAGTACACCATGGGATTGAAGTGATGCTAAATCACCGACGTCTACACCACCCGTCCAGGTCCCCGAGAAGGCACCCGCGGGGGAATACGCAAGTGTGCCGGCCGGCCAGGGGTTGATGAGGATTCCTCTTTCTCCGGCGGAGCTGAGGCCTCCACTCCATTCGGCGGTGGAAGTGTGTAACGTTCCACCGGGGAGTTTGCCATCTGGCGTGATGTGTTTACCATCACAAGCGACACACGCGATTGAAGTCGCGGTCGACCTAGCCAACCTCGGCGGTTGACCACCACCTCCATTTTGAGAAGTGGTTCTCCTTCGGGGGAGGATTGGTTGACGATTGTCTCGACGATCTTGTCGATTGTTCTTTCTTGATTGTCTCTTATTCTTTCTATTATTTCTTCGTTCATTCATAGTTAGGTTAGTTTGGTTTAGTTTGTTGCAACTAGTTAGTTTAAACGGGCACGGTTGCAAACGCGCTCGTCGTAGGTTTCTGGTCCAGTGTAGTTAATCAACCATGATCGCACTGGCAATCATGTGAGTAGTTAAGCGTGCTCACGCACGTTTAGAGTCAGCAGCTTTGATCTGAGCGATCTCTGCTGCAAGGGTTTGATATTTCTTACCCCCCTTCTTCACTCCGTTCATCTTGTTCTTCAGGTGTTTGATAGCTTCCTCAGAAGTCATCTGATCAAGATCTTTGTTGACTTTGAGAGCTTTAAATTGCACTTTACTTGTGGTTACAGCCTGAAGGTTACCAGCTGGTCGTGTCTTGTCTTCAACCTTTGCCATCGAAGTAACTAGGACGGGCATTGGTTTGACTTTCTTGCTGGTGTTAGCAACCTTGTCGGTTGGATCGATGTGTGCATCGATAACGGTGGTGGGGATTGATTGTACTTTATCTGGAACTTGATTGAGTTCCAGGGCAGTTACATCATCTTGTGGATCATACCAAGTACTGGTAGAGAAGATTGAGTCTAGAGATTCATCTTCCACTCCAGTCGGTTGCATCCAAGGTGCCATAGGCAGATCTTGAGGTGCTTTCGCAACTGGTGATGTGAATAAATCTGTGTCAAATCTAATATCCGGCTCACCTGTGAGCCACTCCAAGAATTGTTCCTGGGTGGGTAGGTTTCTAGGTATAGTGTCAGTAAGTTCCGGTTTGCCTTCTGGAAACATCATGTAGTCTCCTTCAAGCATTGGAATTTCCTGAACGCCATTAATCTCCATCAACTGTGTATACAATGTTCTAGCAATAGCATACTGTTGAGGGTCTGAGATCAGAGCTGGTGTAGCTGCCCATATACGGGCAGCTAAAAGTGATGCAGCCACTTCTGCTCCTGCTTTTGAACGTGGATTCTTAACGCAGGTTTTAAAGAAATCCTCGATTGGTTTACCGGGGATGTAATTAACTCCTGCGTCAGTTCGCACAGCTAGGATGTCATGCCCCAGAAAATTGATACCTGTTTTGGTGCTCAATTCGCCGGGCTCGGGCTCAAGTTTTAGAGGGATGGTCGGTTCAAATTTTACATTGAATCCATACTCCTCTGCAACCTTCCCGAAAGTGGTTGATGAATGTACTGATGTGTGGATTAGGAAAGCATGAGTGTAGTCATTTACAAGGGTCGTAAAAGGAGATCCAGAGGGGTTTATAGCTCCTTTAGATCTAATTGTTTTTGATTTGTAAACAACGATGGGCGCAAACCCAAGGGAGTTTGCGAGGACATGTCGCAGTGCATTAGTCCAATAAGGACTCTTCTTTAATGAAGGCCATCCAGCTAGTATAACTCCTAGCATCAATGGAAATGAAAGTCTAGACAAAAGATTCATATCCATTGCAGAAAAGTCATGCACAGTGATAACCCAAATGGTATCGGGATCACTGGCAGAAGGTGCTCTTCTTTGGAGGTGCACGCCATCATCACTATATATCAACCAAAAGTCAGTGGCCTGGGGAGGTAGTGATTTGATCATGTCAATGATCGCA